AACTTGCCCGACTCCCTGGTGGCAGATATGAAATTGTGATCCGGAAGAAACGCCGTATGAAAAGTCAGCCTCAGTTAGGGTATTATTATTCGTGTGTCCTTCCGCACTTTCACCGCGCAGCTATTGACGCTGGATGGGAGTTCGCCAATATTGAAGAACTTGATAATTATCTGAAATCAATGTTCGCATCAAAGGACATAATAAATAAGCACACGGCAGAGATTCTGACCATACCAGGTCTGAAGCGTGACATGACAACAACTGAAATGATGTTATTTGTGGATGCAATCAAAGAGTATGCTCTTGAGTTCCTGAACTATCGGATTCCTGATCCGGAGCAGCAAACAGAAATTTTTGGTGAAGATTTGCAGAGTTGAAATAAAGTTGTATATTTGTCACAGCGAAATTAAATAGAGTATGACTTTAAAATCAGTTTTAACGAATAGCCCTCACAGGCACGCACCCCTCAGGCTGGAGAAACTCAACTCCTACGCACCTGGGGGCTTGCTGTTTGTGGGGGCTTATAAATTATAGCCAATGGAATTAAAGATTCATCCCGATTTACAAAAACACATTTGGCCTTTGCGCCGTGAAGAGTTCAACCAACTTGAAGAGAACATACTTGCCGAAGGAATAAGAGATAAAATTATAGCATGGCGGGGCTACATTGTTGATGGACACAATCGCTATCTTATAGCACAAAAACATAACATTCCTTATGAAGTTGAGGAATATGAATTTGAGGACATTGAGGCCGTTAAGGATTGGATGGATGCGAACCAGTTGGGCAGGCGCAACCTTACAGAAGACCAATGGCAAATAAGCATAGGCCGGAGGTATAATAGAGAGAAGAGGCAAGGCGAAAGAAAAGATTTAACTTCTCGTCAAAATGTCGAGAAGTGGACAAACCAAAATCTTGCTGATGAATACGGTATATCCGCACGAACCGTTGAGCGTTATGCTCAAAAAGCAAAGGACTTTGAAGAGTTATCAAAGACAAAACCAGAACTTGCTCAGTCAATTTGGAGTGGGGAAAAGAGCCTAAAGGAAGTTAGAAAAGACGAAAAGAAAGAAGAGATAAAGGCTGAAAGGGAATTGGCCGCTACTGTTGGCAAAGATATAAATACTGACTTTATTTTTAAATTAGGCGATTTTGAAGAAGTGCTTTCTGATATTCCTGATGGCAGTATTGACTGCATAATAACAGACCCTCCTTATCCAAAAGAGTTTATAGAATGTTGGTCAAAGTTAAGCCGTTTTGCAGCACGTGTATTGAAACCTAACGGGTTTTGTATTGCTTATTCAGGTCAGTATAATCTACCTGAAGTGATTAACAGAATGAGCAAAAACCTGGATTATTATTGGACGTTTTGTGTGTACCATGAAGGCCAGACACAAATCGTTAATGCTGTTAATTTAATATGCAGATGGAAACCAGTTCTGATATTTCAGAATGGCCGGAGTAAGATTTCTAATACTATACAGGATTACTTTATTTCTGAACAAAGAGAGAAGTCTGGGCATGACTGGCAACAGTCAGTTTCCGGTATATCATATCTTATAGATATGTTTACTCATGTCGATGACTTAATTGTAGAACCATTTGCCGGATCAGGCACAACAGTTATCGCTGCACGGAAAATGGGACGGCGGATTATAGCTGCTGAAATAGATGAGGAAACGTATAATATAGCTAAATTCAATATTTATGACAAGACAAAGGAATGATAGTCATAGTACAGAATTTGGTATTTGGCTAAGAGTGCAGCCACAGATTGACAGTTCTTTGGGTTTTTTGGCATCTAATATTGATTATTGTTGGACAAATTATAAGACTGGCGAATGGATGTTTATTGAAGAAAAGCGTTATAATACGGCAATAAAATATTGGCAAAAAAAGCTCTTTAGCATTATTCATAATGTATGTCGTGCGGATAAAAAATACAGAGGATTTCATTTACTTGTATTTGAAAATACATCACCTGAAGATGGCAAAATATTTCTTGACAATAAGGAGATATCAAAGGAGCAGTTGTTGAACTTTTTATCTTTTAAATTATGAAAGACCCTGCCGTTTTATTCTACTTCCAAGACTTTTTAGTCGGCACGGAGTTTATGTGCGATGAAGATTTGTTTATTAAATAATAATATATTATATTTGTTGCGTAGTTAAATCGATTTGTATGATGATAGCAATCAACAAAAGTTAAATATACGGCTCCTCTCCGGGAACCTTCCTGTTCATACAGATCGGTTAACTACACCCCGGAGTTGGAGCCTTAATTTGTGTAGTTATGAATATTAATGAATTAGGTGACGATTTTGTGGGGTGGAAAACTCCGAATACTTATGACGAGGATTTTTCTTCTCCACCACCAAGATCGGGAGTGTATATGTTAGTGGGTTTAAATGACGATGAATTTAAACGCCGTGAATTATTGTATATCGGAAGTGCAAAATCATTGGCTATACGTTATGAGAAACATGAAGTGCGAAGAGTTTTGCAAAATATATATAAACGTGTAGAGTTTTGGTTTCATGAAGTTGATTTATATCGTAATCGTGAAAAGGAATTAATTAAAAAATACCAGCCTAAATTCAATACACAATGGCGTTAAGAGATCAACCATATTTGCCGCTTTACGTTCAGGATTTTTTAACTGATGAAAAACTGATCGAATGTTCGGCTTCTGCTACTGGAGTTTATATACGTGTAATGTGTATTATGCACAAATCTGATCCTTATGGAATGATTTTGCTTAAGCAAAAAGACAAGCAAACCTCAAGCACGATCCAAAATTTTGCTTTAAAGTTGATTAAGAGTTTGCCTTATGATTTGGATGTCATTAAATCTGGTCTTGAAGAATTAATAAATGAGGATGTTTTACAGATTGAGGATGATAAATTGATACAAAAGCGTATGGTTAAAGACTTTAGCATATCAAATAAACGTGCTGAAGCTGGTAAAAAGGGTGGAGAGAAAACACAATCTGCTAAAGCAAAAGACGAAGCAAAACATCAAGCAAACTCTGAAAATGAAAATGAAAATATAAATATAAATAAGGAGTGTTTATTAAAAGAAAGAGAGACTGAATTTAAAGAATCAGTAAAACAATATTCAAATCAGTATCCCGTTAATATGCTAAAGTCCTTTTGTGATTATTGGACTGAACCAAACAAATCCAAAACAAAGATGAGATTTGAATTAGAAAAGACATTTGAAATCAGCCGAAGGTTAGCGACCTGGGCTTCTCGTGACAAGGCGTTTATTAAAACCGAACACGCGCAATCTGAACCTGCATATTATAAGCCCCTTCCTAAGCTATGAATCCAGAACAAGCAATATTATCCTGTATGCTCAATGATATTGTCATTGCTAAAGAAGCAGTATCACGTTTAGAAGTTTATGATTTTGTTGATGACAAGAACCGGAAGATATTTAATGCTATCCAAAGAAACATCGCTGACGGAGTTATACCTGAGATAATAACCGTAACCAGGCATTGTAAAGAATTAGCAGTTTATATTACTGAGCTTTCATCTGAGCTTTCATCTACGGCTAATTACCAGGAATATATCTCTATTCTGATTGAAGAGGGAAGTGTCCGGAGGTTTCATGAGAGTGCGGCACATATCGTAAACTTAGGCACTATTGAAGAAATCATTGAAAGAATAACCGAAGAATTAAACTTTGTTGAAAATAGGCTTTGCGGAGTTGAAGATTATTCGACTGAAAAGACCGTAACTAAATCACTTATATCTTTTGAAGAACGTGCCATTGGTAAGAACCCAGGCATAAATACACCGCTTCCGAACCTCACGAATTATACCGGAGGATGGCAGCCTTCGGATTTGATAATCATTGCCGCCCGTCCGTCGGTAGGGAAAACGGCCTTTGCTCTGGCTTGTGTTCAAAGTGCTATTGAGCAGAATAAGTCAGTCGTATTTTTCTCATTGGAGATGGCGAGAGAAAGATTAATGGATAGGATAATTGTCGGTTATTCTGGTGTTGATGCTATCAGGTATAAACTTGGCAAACTTGATGAACGCGAACGCGGTTTAGTTTATGATGTAGCCGACGGTCTGAAATCAAAGCATATCATAATAAATGACCGGGGATCAATAAGCCTGACCGAAATAGAAGCCTTTGCAACGGCGCGACGTAAAGAAAAGAAATGTGATTTAATCATTGTGGATTATCTTCAACTGATGAAAGTCCGTTCTGACAGAAATAAGACCCGCGACGGAGAGTTGTCTGAGATCAGCCGAGGATTGAAGATGCTGGCTCGCGATCTGAATGTTCCGGTCATTGCCTTATCTCAACTTAATCGCCAGGTGGAACAACGCGGGAATAAGAAACCAATGCTTTCTGATCTTCGGGAGTCTGGTGCTATTGAACAAGACGCTGACATTGTTTTGTTGCTTTACCGCGCAGCTTACTACGGAGAAAAGGAAACTATTGTTGATGGGCGTAATGTATCGGCAGTGGGCGTAGGAGAGGTCATAATTGCCAAACATCGTAACGGCAACGTAGGATCAGAGTTTTTTAGCCACAATGAAAGCATGACACGAATAACTGAATATCGCGCACAACCAGACCTGACAATAAATAACTATTATGAAACTGAACCTGTTTTTTAAGCCCCGCCTCTCCCGTCGCATGGCACGGCAGTTGGCAAAGAACTTAATTTTGAGGCTTGACATTGAAGAATTAGTCGAGCATCCTGAGAGTGCAAAGTCCGCAGAGATACGTGCAAAGTACCTTGCAGAGATTGAACGAAGAAACGAAAACGATTTGAGCGCAAAGATATAAAGGAATGAATAAATTGAAAGAAGATAAGTGGATTGAGCATGTGGTGATAAAGCTGCGATCCGAGGGACTGAATAGGCTGTCATATACTACAGAAAAGGCTATATCCTTTCTTCAGGATTGTGTTGCAGGGC